CTATGAAAATGGTGTAACCGATGCAGTCTGTAATTCATTAGGTGATAACACTGGATTCAACCCTGAAAGTGGCAATAACACTTGTGATGATCTAAAGACTGCAAACGACTGTTTGATATTAGGAAATATCGAAGAGTTACCTGCATATGATGTCTGCAAATGGAAAGAGTTCATGGAACAGTTTTTACCCAATCAGTACAACATGAACGAAGCTATCATTTGTGCTATCTGTGGACTTTGGAATAGTTTGCAGAATATGTTGCTTATGAATTTGGCTATCAATGCAAAATATGAGATTCGACAAGAGACAAGAGGGTTATCTGTTTCTGTCGCTCGTAACGGAGATTGGGTATTCAGATATTCTGATTGGAATAACCTTGAACAAACTGAAAAAGTAGGAGATGGAGTTGTTACTGGAAAAGCCGATTTCTGTATGTCGGTTGGCGAAAATAAACAAATTTCATGGCATATACGTAGTGTAACTGTCAGTACGTTCACATATACGGCAACAAGTGTTGTTCCTGCATCTAGACCAAGTATTACAATTCGTGTTCCAAATTCTAGTGGAGAGGTCATCTATCAACGAGAAAGTGTACAAGGAAATATCTCAGAAGCTATTAATCGTACAGTGGACTTGAATTTATCAGGAACATTGGGAACAGGTCAGAGTACAGATTGGATTCAGTTCTTATCTATCTACAATGACTGGGTAGTGGATGATGAAACAAACTTATACGTTCAATTCCAAAACAATAACGTGGATAATGTTCCAACGTGCTAGGAGGTAGCTTATGGCAGTTGTAGATAAAGATATATGTAAAGCTTGCGAGGACTTACAAGCTTATGCACCTGAATTTGTTATAAAAGGTGTAACAGATACGATGTGCGCAAATCTAGAAGCCAATCAAGGATTGATGAACAAAGGCAGAAAGAATTGCACAGATATTCATAATGCTATTGATTGTTTGATTGGTGGCATGGCAGAAAAAGCACAAGCCTATGACCCATGTAAACCAAATCAACCAATTGAAGATTTAGCTAAAAACGTTATGCACGTAATGGATATGTTAGCCTGTTCAGATTGTGGACAGTGGGAACAAATCGAATTGATTTGGGAAGAAATTCAAAAGATATGGGATGCTATTCACGCTTTGGAAGATGCTTTAGGCGATGCAAACGGAAACATCAGTAAGATTCAGAACGCTTTGATTAAACTTCTTACAAACATGAGAAACGCAGGATATTGGGAAACATCAGGAGATATCTTAGACGGAAATGTGAAGTCAGGAGTTGGAGTAGCTTATGGAACGATGAATCACTTTGGTGGTACTGCCGATGGAAACTCATATATCCGTACAAATACAGGACAAACAGAAAACGATACTGTTGGAGGTATCTAATGGCATGGAACACATTTTGGGGAGCTTATGATAATACAGGTCCTTATGCAAATGTTGTGCTAGGGGGAGACCCTAGTGCAACTGGCCCTTTTGGAGCACCATTAACAGAAGCTCATAACAACGGATATGGTTATGGCGTTGAGTTTACAGACAATGGAAGTTATGGCGTAACTTTTAAATTAAACTTAGTTGGATATGCCGTTTCTGATTATCAAAGCTATATAGCCAATCGTTATTATGTTCCTTATGGTGGAACATACGATTACATTTTGATTATTTCAACTTCTAACAACAATCAACAGTCATGGAGCCAAATTTATAATCAAAAGATTTTCTCGCACGCTGGGGGAGCACCTTTATGTTATAGAGCCAATTGGCATACAGTTGCACAACAAAGTCAATGGAGTGGGTTTTTTCAACTTCCAACAGACACAACGCACGTAAAAATCGAATTAAAAGGCGAAGATGCAACTTTACCACATGAAAATATATATTCCATTCAACAGATTATTCCTGAATTTAAGCCTTGGGCAATTCGTAAAGCAAAACAATGGAATTCTTTAAATAGACCAAGTGGATTTTTCCATATTCGTAAATCAGGACAATGGGAAGATAAATCAATCATGAGTGGCAGTGAAACAGGACAAGTCAATCAAGGAACATCGAGGATAAGAAAAAATAAAAACTGGGTTGGACAAGGAAAGGTAGGTAACTAATGATACCTTATTTTGAAATCCTAGAATTTGGCAATGTAAAGAAACGTTTTCAATTATCCTTATCAAATATATCTATGTCTAACGAAATGATGTCTACACCTACGATAGACATTGATGGAGTAGCCGAATTACTTCCTTATTTGAGAGGGAGAAAAGAAATTCGTATTTATACAGAAAATGCCATCTTCTATTCCAATACACAGTCTGTAAACGTGAACACAAATACTGGTGTATTAAGTATTTCTTGTTCTCATGTCATCAAGGAATGGGAATACAGACAAGTGCCTACAAACTATGCCACGAAAGATAAGACGATACCTCAAATCTATGAAGATGACGAGATGAAATATTCAAATGAATGGATTATGAGCTTTGATGAAAAAGCATCTCAAGAAGTTATTGACTATGTGTATTCAAGGCAGGATAAACTCAGTGCCTTAACAAGAACGTGTGAATTGACACCTGATTTATTTTGGCGAGTTCCTTTAACAAAGGATAAACGAATTGAAGTAGGTGTTTTTGGAGAGAA